GTGTCTCGCCATGCCGGTATTTTGTCAGGCGGCCATGGAAGTAGAGGACTCGGAAATCCCTGTACTCTACGAGCGCCTGATACAGAAGGCGGGGGATAGGAACCGTGCGGCAGGAGTTCTTAGACTTCATGCGTTTGACACCCATCTCATACTTATGAACGCGGGAGAATTGCTTATTGAAAGAAATGCTGCGCGTCTCGAAATCCACGTCCCCCATCGTGAGTGCCAGAAGCTCTCCCACGCGGGCCCCGGTGTACGCCGCGATAGTCATAAGAATCCACATCTCCAAATTCTCTTCATGCAGAGACGTCAGCAGGTAGGAAATCTCTTCAGCCGTCATCGTGCGAATGCGAGACGCCTCCCCTGCCTCGTCCATACGGGGCTTGTATGTCAGATCGGAAATCGGTGAAATGCTGATGACGCGATACTTCACAGCCTCTTTAAAGAGATGCTTCATGTGCCGCACCCATCCTTTCTTCGTATTCTCCCCGAAAGGCAGCGTATGAAGCCTCGTAAACATATCCGTATATGTGATATCCATCATCGGTTTATCCAGCAGAGAGCCAGAAACGGAAGTCATCCACTCATAGAGCATAAGAGAATTTTCTGCCAGCTCCTTTCGACCGGAAAGGTAGAGATCGGAAAATTCGCGAAGTGTCATACCTTCATTCACCGGATCAATATCTCCTGCTTTCCTAACGGCTGCTAAGAGCTTCTCCTTCTCCTTGTCGGAAGCCGCTAGAGACCGCAAGGCATAGCCTCCCTTAGACTTCTGCTTCCACTTCCCATCCCGATCCCGGTAGGAGAGGATCAGCTGGTAGCTCGCTCCGCCGTTTGTTTTCGCCCGCTTGCGGATGATAAATTTGTAATTCAGTTCCATTAGAAAAACCTCCGTTCATTGGAAACAGAGGCGGTACATGGTATAATACAGTTGTAATCCGCCTCAATGCATGGGGACATTACACGCCAACGGGAGACTGCCATCTCCATCGGCACAGCCGTATCCATACGAATGTATGGGTACGGTTTTTAATTTGCTCCAAAAGAGGTCAAGACGTATCCGGCGGCCCGCAGATCGCTGAGTACTGGACGTCGATGACGGCATCCACCGTCGCCTTTCCGGCGGGGGAGAGCAGCCGATACTTCTTCACCAACTGCTCCTCGTGCTCAGTTAGTTCGATGTGAGATTTCGTGATAGCAGGTAAAGATAAATCTCGATAATACAAATCATCTATAGAAACTTCGTAGAGCTCCGCGAGTTTACCAACGATCCCCAGTGGTGGATCTGCAACGCCAGTTTCCCACTTTTGAACAGTGGTGAATGACTTTTTACCAAGATAACTCGCAATGTAATTCTGCGAGAAACCGTGCTTCAGTCTGAGAAATCGTAAGTTTTGACCTAGCATGGTACACCTCCTTTCTATTGAAATCTAAAATCATGTTACCATAATTTTGAATGAAGTTCAAGTATATTTGAATAATATTCAAATATCGGTTGACACTTGAATCTAATTCATGTAATATGTAGTTACAGAGAGGGAGGTGAGAAGAATGAAATACACGCCAAAGGAATTAAGAGCTCGCAAAGGGGAGTCGCAGCAGAAGACAGCAAATGCATTAGGAGTATCGAAACAGACGTATTGCGCATGGGAAAAGAATCTCGCAAAAGTACCGATCGGGAAAGTGGCGGCATTGTGCCAGCATTTTCAGATCTCGCTTTCTGAGATTAAGTATGAGTAATACGTCTTTTTTATGCCTTTTTACATGAATATAATTCAAGTTAGCTAGCAAGGAGGCACGCCATGCCACACAGTGAGAATCTGCTATCTCAGAAAGAGGTGGCCAAGCGATGGGGGTGCGACACCTCGACGATCGCCCGTCGAGAGAAAGACGGACTGATTAAAAGGGCGCTCGCCATCCCCGGCGTATGGTACACCCGAGCCTCCGTCGAAAGGGCGGAAGGCCTGGAAGGGGACGAGAGCCCCATGAGCCCTTTTGAAAGAAGGCGTCTCGAGAAAAGGATCCGCGAGCTGGAGAAGAAAGTATCCGGCTATGAAGATCAGTTCTATTTCCTTTCGGACGCCATGGAAAGAGTGAAGAAGATGATGAATTGAGGTGAGAAGAGTGGATGAAGTCAGAAAAGAAAGTCGCCTGATCGTAGACGCGAGCCTTTTTCAGGATGCAGCCTTTGTGATCGGAGAGCTGCTGCAGCTGATTTCTGAAAATGAAAAGTCCCGAATCGTACTGGAATACGATCCGGGAACAAAGAAGATGGTGGTCACAAAAGATACGACCCGCAACGAGGAAGATGACCCCGGCAGGTATGTAGTCATTGAACGCGATGAATATGAGATACTGATTGATTTGTGGAAGAGGAACATGAAGGAGAAATGACAGAAGAAGAATTCATGAAAAGAAAAGAGTCCACAGTGCGCAGCTTGCTCCTGCAGTTAGCGGGAAAGGGGTTCACGGTGGATCAGGTGAATGAGGTGCTGAGAGCAGCAGCCAGCCTTGCAGGAATGACGCCTTTCACTGAAGGCGTTATCGACGAGTTGGATAAGGGGAACCCGTGGTATTAGGACGTCGGGATAGCTCTTTGAGGCGGAGGAAAGATGACAGACGAAGAATTGCAAGAAGAACAGAGAAGAGACTTTGAAGCGAGAAGAGATCTCGCATTTAAGCAGCTTGTGTGCGCCCTCAATGAGGGTGATGCCGAGATCTTCGATATCGAAGTAGAGAAGAACAAGGAAGGCGAGGACGTCGCATGGATCTACTTCAGAGATGGAGGATTCGCACGTGTGAACATCTGCGGAGATACCATCATCACCGCGATCCGTGAGATCTTGAATTGTAAGAGACTGAAAGGAATGTGAGGCTATCATGGACGAGTACGAAAGACAGAGAAAGCTGAATGACATGCTTCTTGTCGCCTGCTTGCTTAACCTGGCGGCAGCCGCCGTGAATGTCTTTATTATCATTTGCAAATAGCAACATACAGAGTAACCAGAAGATTGAAAAAGGAAATCAGGATCGTAATTCTCGTGTTTCTTTCATTGTTGAACAAAGCGCGGATTTTATTCTGATCCTTATTGTAAGAAGCAATAGCCCGTTTTCCTTTTTCGGTAATCTGCCAAAACAGGCATGTATCGAGGCCAGGAATCACAGGATCAATGCCTTCAATCAAACCGGAGCGTTCTAAATAACCCCGCATGTCTTTAGACATAACGGAAGGCAGGTTGTCTCTGGAGATAATACCTTCACGCTTCTGGAATTCGGCAAGAACATCAATTACATCTTTAGATTCAATCATAGTAACACCTCCTGATAACAGTATAGCAAGAAAGGAAAAGCCATGGACAAGAAAGAATTGGAAAAGCAGATGAAGCAGATGAACGAGGCGGCAGAGAAGTTCGAAAGATCCTTCGAGGCCTGGAGGAAGAAAAGGAATACAGCCATCAAGGAAGTACTGAATGTTTTGGTAGACAGTGACCTCACCTACGAGGAAGCCGTCAATGTGTTAAATGGATGCCGGACGTACCTGCGGCATAACCTGAAGATCGAGAACATTGATCTCAATGTAGAGGAGAGAGAACCATTTTGACAGACGAAGAAGCAAAGACATTAGGAGAGCTTGCCCTGAA